CCACAGGGGGCAGCATCTTCCCGCTCGGCGTGCGGGCGGCGCGCGCCTGGCTGAACAGGAGCTTGCCGTTCTTCACTGTGCACAGGCAGTCGTAGGTCTGCGCGAGCCGGCGAAGAAAAGACGCGTCCGATTCGCCGAGCTGGTCGGCGTGCTTGACCTTGCGCGAGGCGATTTCCTTGGCGACGACGGCCTCGACGCGGTTGCGCTTGGCCACGCTGTTGACGATGGCGCCGACGGTGGTCTTGTGCCATGACTCATCGCGCAGGGTGCGCAGGCTGTCGAGCAGGTTGGCGGCGCGGGCGCGGATGGTGATTTCGTCGGGCGTGCCGGCGTATTCGACCGCCTGCACGGTGTAGGCGCCTTTCTCCACCAACCCGACGGGGAAGCCCATTTCTTCGGTGGTGAGTTGGCGGTAGGGCGCTGCGTTGGGCTCGGCGAGCCAGCCGATGGCCACTTCGACGGTGTCGCCGGTGTCCGGCAGCTCGACGGCGCCGTCATGGTCGCTCACGACGAGCTCAACCTCGTCGGCATCGTTCTGCCGGTCATCGGTGATGGTGAGGCGAACGAAGCGCGGCAGGATGCGATCGGACACGTTGGCGCCGTTGACGGTGATGCGCCAGATGGGGGTAAGGTGCGCCGCGGCGCGCCGGGTGTCGCGTCTGCAGCTGTTGGCGCTGACGTTGACGGTCGGCAGCGTGGCGGTGATGGCATCTACGTCGGACATGGTCTGTTCACACCACGCTAGCGCCGACGCCCAGGGACAGGCCCGTGTTGTCCGCCGCGTCCTGCAGCAGGGCGCCCAGGTCGCCCATGCTGTCGGCGATGAGCTGCTCGGCGACTTCCTGGGCGTCTTGGTCGACGCGCTGCAGGGTGAGGGTGAACTCGATGCGGCGCGCTTCGCCGGTCTCGAAGAAGAGGGTTCGGGTTTCCTGCAGCTCGGTGATGACGAAGGCGCCGTAGATGGTGCCGGTGCCTTCCACCAGCACCCATGCGGCGCCCTGGTCGGCCATGAGGCGCAGCACCGAAAGGCTTGCCGCGGTGCCGGCGAACTCGGGCACCACGATGCCATTGAGCGTGATGATGTCGTCGCCGGGCCCGAGGTACTGCGAGGCGTTGCGCGCGCCCACGAGCGGCTGCGAGGCGTGCTTCCAGCTGCTGCGCCGCTGAAGCTCTTGGTAGCTCATTGTGTCGAGCATGAAGACGAAGAGGCCGAGGCAGAGCATGGCGGGTGTCAGTTGTCGTAGTCGATGAAGGCGCCGCGGGCGCGGGCGCGCTTGTCGGCGTCGCGTTTGTCGAGTTCGGTGCGAATGGCGCGCGCCAGCTGCGCGGCATCAGCGCCAGGTGCCGCGGTGATGTGGATGGTGATGGTGTCGCCCTGCACGACGACTCCGCCGGCGGCCCGGCCGGAGGGCGCTGCGGCGAGCGGCGCGCGGGTGTCGAAGTTGCCGGGGGCGCGGGGGAACTCTGCCGCCATGGCCGGTATGCCCACGGCCGTCGCGCCGGCCAGGCCCAGCGCCGCGGCGCGCAGCAGAGGCCGGGTGCGGTCGATGCCGATGGCGGCGCCCTCGACGATGTTTTCGCCGGCCTGCATGAACACGCGCGACGGGCTGCGGATGCCGAGCTTTTCCTTGAACCGGATGAGGGTCGATTCCGCGACGCCAGCGATAGCATCTTGCACCGTGCCGAGCATGCCGGTGATGCCGCTCACCAAGCCCTGCATCATCTGAGCGCCGAAGGTGGTGAACCTGGCCGGCAGGTCGATGCCGAACCACTGCAGGACGCCGGCGAAGGCCTGGTAGAACAGGCCGAGGGGCGACCAGTTGACGATGGTCTGCGTGATGGTGGTCACCACGCCCGAGAACGAGCCGCCGAGCTGGTCCCAGATGGTCTTCAGCCCGCCGACGATTCCGCTCCAGTTCCGATAGATCAGGTAGGCCGCGCCGGCGAGCAGCGCGATGGCGATTCCCAAGGGGTTGGCCAGCAGCAGCAGGCCCACGCGCGCGACGGCCATGCCGACACTGAGGAACGCGGACCCGAGGCGCACGAGCAGCCCAGCGCCGGAACTCAGCAGCGGGCCGACGCGAAGCATCTGGAAGCCGAAGAGGCCCAGGCCATAGCGCACCACGGCGAATGGCCCCAGCAGGGCGGCGGCACCCAGGCTCAGCGCGCCGAAGCCGGCGGCGAGCAGGCCGACCCATAGGACAGCCTTGCCGATATAGGAGGCGAGCACAGGGTTCTCTTGCGCGAACTGCGTGATGCGCTGCAGAGCGCTGCCCGCGGTGTTGAGCAGGCTGATGTAGGCCGGCAGCAGGGCGCGGCCGGCCTCTTGCATGGCGTCGTGGAAACGGGCCTGCGCTTCGAGTTCCTTCCCGCTCAGGCTGTCTCGCGCCCTGGCGTCCAGTTCGTCGATTCCGAAGGCGCCAGCGTTGAGCTTCGCGTTCTTGTGGATCTGGTCTCTCATCATGTACATCTGAGAGAACAGGCTCGATGCGGTGCGGTTGCTGAAGATGGAGCCAATGGCGTCGTTCACCTGGTCCTGGGTGGTGAGGCCCTTGGCGGCCAGAGCGGGCAGGAGCACCTTCTCCATCCATTCGAATTGGTTGGTGCGGAAGAGGTCGCTGCCTTTCAGCGCGCCGGGGTCGAGGAACGAGACCTGCCCCGTCTTGTCGTGCTTCACCTTCGACGGGTCGCCGATCAGGTCGTACTTCATCAGGTTCTGCGCGGCGCGCTTGGTGGTGCGACCCTGGTAGAGGTTCTGGTAAGCGGACATCGTGGCCACGCCGGCGCTTGCACCACCCATGATCTGAACGATGGGCTCAAGCTGGTAGTACATCGCCTCGCTGGAGAGGCCTTTGGCGGCAATGCCGCCGCGCTTGACGAAGTCCAGCCATTGGGTGGAGTCCACGCGGCCACCGGTGGCGGTAATCACGCGCTGCACCATGTCGGCCTGCTTGGTGAACTCTTCCTTGCTGCTCAGGCCGTTGCGTGCCTCGATGACCTTGAGCATGTCCATGAACTTGCGTTCGTTCTCGGTGCCTTGTTCCTCCCCGAACATGGCCTTGTTCGCGAACTTCATCTTCGCCATCGCTGGCATGACCATTTCGGCGTGATGCACGTCGGCAAAGGCGGTGGTCGCGTCCAGCATCAGCCCGAGGTTGTCGTTCATGCTGGTGCCGTAGGTCTTCATCCGCTTCGCATAGTCGATGGCCTTGTCGGACTCTTCCTTGCCGAGGCCAAGCGACTCGATGCGCGCCGTCGCTGTTTCGTATTCGCGAATCTGATGCAGCGGCTCGGTGACGGCGCGGCGGATGCCGTAGGCGGTGCCGACGCCGGCGGCGCCGGCCATGGCCAGATGCCCGGCCGTGGCGCGGGTGCCGTTGAAGCTCTTCTGCACCTGCGCCTTGCGGTTGCCGGCGGTGGCCAGCGCTTCGAGGCGCGCCTTCTGCTGGGCAATGGCGCTGTTGGTGGACGTGATATCGGCCTGTAGGCGGTGCTGGTCCGCCGACAGCTTGCCGATGCCGCTGGCCGTGGCCGCGGTGCGCAGCTGCACGAGGGCATGGCGCTGCTTGTCGTAGGCGGCCGTCGCGCGGTCGACCTGGCCCTGCAGGGTGCGCGCCTGATCGCTGTTCGCGCCGTAGGTGCGAGTGACGCTGTCGAGGTTGGCGCGCAGCACCTTCAGGCTGTTGCCCTGCTTGGCCAGCTCGGCCTGGTACTTCCGGATGGCGTTGACCTGGCCGAGCTGGCCGTTCAGCAGCTTGAGGGCGTCGCGCGACTGTTTCAGGCTTGCGGCCGTGGCCTTGCTCTGGGCGTCGAGCGGCTTGAGTTCGTTGACCGCCTTGGCCGCGCCGGCCAGGATCAGCTTGAGGGTTAGCGCGGTGGCCATGGTGGTTCGAAGGTGTTGCGGTCAGTCGTCGTGCTTGCTCGGGGCGTAGCGCTTGCGGGCGGCCTCGCGCCAGTCCATCAGCTCGGCCAGGGGAAGGCCGTCCATGTCCTGCGGGCGCCAGTGGAAGACGAGCGCCAGATCCGCCATGGCGTCCTCTACGCGCTCTGCAAGACCGCGTCCCGAACTGCTTTCTTCAACAAAAAACTGATGACGACGCCTCCCGCTTCGGACAGGTCCGCGGGGTCGAGCTGCGCGCACTCGGGCGGCGTGAGGCTTGGGGAGGTGATGCGCGGAAGCAGCTTGAGCAGTTCGTCGGCGTCGGCGGCGTGCAACCGCTGCAGCGAGAGGCCGCGCAGCTCGCCGGCGTTGGGCTTGCGCAAAACGATCTCGGCGATGGTGGTGGCGCCGCGCTGGATGGGCGTGTCGAGGGTGATGATGTTTGGCACGCTGGGCGCGATAGTGGCGGTGGGCTGTTGGGCGTCGTTGTTCATAGTGGTGGCTCAGTTCGAAGGGGAAGGGCAGGGGGCGAGATTGCGGGCTGGCGTCAGTTGACGCCGAAGGCCATGCCGATGGCAGCGCGGATGGCGTCGTAGTGGTCGGTGCCGCCCACGCGGAACACCATGCCGGGCACGTCGATCTCCAGCAGTTCCTGGGCATTGACGGTCAGCTTGTAGTAGCTCGCGGCGATGGTGAACTCGTGGTCGTTGTCTTCGCCGGCCTTGGCCTCGTTGGGGTTCCACTCGCGCAGGCGGCCGCGGATGACAACTTCGGCCGCGGTCACCTGGCCGGTGGCTTCGTCCTGATAGGCGCCGGCGAACCGGAAGATGTTGGCGCCGACGGTTTGCGAACCCAGCATCGCGATGAGCTGCGTCTTCAGACCGCCGGCCTTGATGCCCAACTCGAGCTTTTCGTGGCCGAGGTCGATCTCGACTGGGCCGTGCATGCCGCCGGCGCGGTATTCCTCGGTCTTCTTCGTGATCTTGGGAAGCGTGACGCTGGGGATCTCGCCGACCCAGCTTTCGCCGTCGCCGAACATGGCGAAGTTCTTGAGTTTCTTGGGCAGTGCCATGGTGGTGCGCTCCTATGCGTGTTGGGTTGACGCCGTTCAGGCGGCCTGCACGGCCGCGGCGAAGTTGGCGAGAAAGTCGTCGGTGATGGTCTGGCGGAAGCCCAGGTCTTCGAGCGGCGGCACCGGCGTGTAGCGGTAGCTGATGCGCAGGCGGCCGACGAAGAGTTCTTCTTTTGGGTTGAGGTCGGGATTGATGAAGGCCTCGAAGCCGATCAGGTAGCCGCCCGTCACAAGGTCCTTGCCCTTGGCGTTGATGTTTTCGAGCATGTCCTTCACGAGCGTGGGATGCATGGGCTTGTCCACGAACGTGAAATGCGCCTCGGCCATCGTGTCCGCCAGCACCTGGGCAGTGCGGGTGTAGTTCTCGAAGAAGAACCTTCCGCCCTGGGCCTCGGTGGTGCGGTTGCCCCAGAAGCGATAGCCGCTGCGGTTGATGATGGTCGTGACTTCGAGCGCATTGAGGTACGTCGTATCGCTGCTCGGGCTCTGCAGGTCGAAGAACACGTCGGCGCTGATGCCCTGGGGGCCGTTGACCACGATGTTCGACAGCGTCTTGTGCCAGCCGATCTGCTGGTCGAGCTTGGCGCGCACGCCAAGCGCATAGGCGACGGCCGGGTCCATCTCCACGTCGTTGTTGACGGTGCTCCAAGCGAGGAAGTTGGGCCAGATGACCATCAGTTCGCGATCGCCGAACTTGGCGCGGTAGGTGGTGGCCTCTTCCTTCGTGGTGGCGTAGGTCATGCCATCGGCCTTGCGCGCCGCTACGTAGCCGAATGCTTTCAGCGCCTTCGCGACGACGCCCAGTTCGATAGCAACGGGTTCGGTGTCGAGGTCGGGCGCACCGATGATCCGCGGCTTGTAGCCGAGCTGACCTTGTGCGGCCAGCAGCGCTTGGAGGCCGGTCTTCTGACCCGCGGCCGTGGTGGTGCCGATCACGTTGCTCGTGGTTGCTGCGGCATCCGCGCCAGGCTCGACGCGCACCACGATGGTGACCGAT